GTAAGAAACTCAACAAGCATTGCGGCTCAACTTCTGACCAATATCGGGTGACAAATGGGATTACCTGTCGAAGTCAATAACTTAATGATGGGTTCATTAGGTGGCTACAATATCAATCGTAGCTTGCGCTTCCGCTCGTCTGCGAGTGCGTATTTGAATAGGACCCCAAGCAGTTCAGGTAATCGCAAAACTTGGACATATAGCGCATGGATTAAACGCGGCGCTTCGGCTAGTGGTTTTTCGTTTCTTTCTCAATATACTGACAGCAACAATCAATCTCAGGCCAAGATTCGGGATAGTGCAACAGGCACAAACCCAGATACTGTTAGGTTTTATGACCTTGCAGCGAATGTTTTTACAACTGACATTTACTGGTCGCCAGTGTATCGGGATTTTTCTGGTTGGTATCATTTAATGCTAGTTGCGGATACGACCCAAGCAACCAATACAAATCGTATCAAACTTTACATTAACGGCGTGCAAGTTACATCAACTATATCGGCAACTTGGCCTTCACAAAATACTGATTTACGAATTAACCTTAATGCTGCTCATTTTATTGGACAAAATGGAGCAGGCGGTGAATATGCCGACGGCTACCTTGCCGAAGTAAACTTCATCGACGGCCAAGCTCTCACGCCATCCTCATTCGGTGCATACGACACTAACGGCGTGTGGCAACCAAAGAAATACACTGGCACATACGGCACCAATGGTTTCTATCTGCCGTTCAGCAACACAACATCCACAACTACTCTTGTGCAAGACTCGTCAGGCAACGGTAACAACTGGACACCTAACAATATCTCGCTGACTGCCGGCACGACATACGATAGCATGATTGATTCGCCTACGGTGAGTGCGAGTGCAAGTAATTATGCGGTGTTGAATCCGATTAACAACGCTAATGGAGTTTCTCTTACTGCTGGAAATTTAACATTTGCAGTTACATCTTCAAATGGCAGTGTCCCATCTACAATTTCAGCTTCATCTGGCAAATGGTACGCTGAGATGTATAACATCCAATCTTCAAGCAGTCTTTCTTGCGGTATTGGCGCAGCTCCAGTTTCTACATTTCCATATAATAATTATTTAGGCTCGTCCTCCAATCAATGTTCATTTTGGAAGGGTGGAGGCGGCGGAAGTCCTTTTTATTACGTTAACGCAAGTGTGGCGACTGCGTATCAGGCGACGGCTGGTGATGTTGGCTTGATAGCAGTTGATATTGATAACGGTAAAATGTGGGCTGGTTTATTAAGAAGCGGTACAACTTACTGGTTTAATAGTTCTGGCGGCACAACAGGCGACCCTGCAACTGGTGCAAATCCTTGTGCAACATTTACTGTTGGGACTGCAATGTATATAGGTGCAACTGGTCAAACTATGTCTAGTAGCACATCTTCTATTAATTTTGGTCAACAAGGATTTAGTGGCACTGCACCATCTGGTTTCAAAGCCCTAAACACTTACAATCTACCCGCCGCGACGATTAACAATGGTGCGCTGTATATGGCGGCTACGACCTATACTGGAACGGGGTCCGTTAGAAGCATTAGCAATTCTGTTAATGGCGTATCAATGAACCCAGACTTGATATGGGTAAAAAACAGAAATTCAACTCAATCCCATATTTGGACTGACTCTGTTAGAGGCACAACAAAACAACTCTACTCAAATACAACTTCATCAGAAGGTAGCGACTCAAATGCGGTGACTGCTTTTAATTCTGATGGTTTTTCACTAGGGACTGATGCTGGGGGTATCGGTGTAAACACCAACACAAATACATACGTTGCATGGCAATGGAAAGCTGGCGGCACAGGCGTAACCAACAACTCTGGCACCATCACATCTACCGTGTCGGCTAATCCTACGGCTGGATTTAGTATTGTGACTTATACGGGCACTGGTGCTAACGCGACTGTCGGGCATGGATTGGGTGTTGCTCCGTCTATGGTTATTGTGAAGCGTAGAAGTGCGGCAGAAGCGTGGGGCGTGTATCATACGTCTCTTGGCGCGACTCAAGCTATCAATCTTGAGTTAACTGCGGCGGCATACACTTATGCTATTGCTTGGAATAACACCGCTCCAACATCATCAGTATTTAGTTTGGGAACGTGGGCGGCAGTCAATTCTAGCGCGGGGACATTCGTCGCCTACTGCTTCGCCGCTGTCTCTGGCTATAGTGCGTTTTCGAGCTATGTTGGGAACGGAAGTGCTGACGGTCCTTTTGTTTTCACGGGCTTTAGACCGCGTTTTCTTTTAATTAAATCAAGCACTACAGCACATGCTTGGGAAATGTTTGATACGTCAAGAGATACATATAACGCGGCTTATCAGGAACTTGATGCCAACTCATCAAACGCAGAATACACAGCCGCAGGTGGGCAGTTGGACATTTTGTCTAACGGGTTCAAAGTGCGTTATGGATCAAGTGGGTTTTTAAATGCCTCTGGACAAACTTATATATATGCAGCATTTGCTGAGAACCCTCTAAAGTTTAGTCGCGCTCGATAAGGAGTAATCATGTTTCTTCTCAACGGTTCACCACTTCAAGTCGATGTAGCATTTAGCTACAATGGCGTATCCTACCCAGCTAACTGGCTTCGGCTCACAACGCTTGCCGAGAAAGAGGCTATCGGCATCACAGAGGTTCCTGATCCAGAACGGTATGATGACCGTTTTTACTGGAACTTCGGTCTTCCTAAAGACTTAGATGATCTCAAGAAGTCATGGAGCCAACAGGTCGATAACATGGCCTATACCATGCTCTTGCCTAGCGACTGGATGGTAGTCCGTAAGGCCGAGGCTGGCACAGACATTCCTGCTGACTGGGTTGCCTATCGCGCTGCGGTTCGCACTAAGGCTGCCGAGCATAAGGCTGCATTGAACGCGGCTACCACGATAGAGGCTTTCATCGCGGCAGCAACTTCGCTAGATTGGCCTAAAGACCCCAACGCTCCAGCAGTGTAATAGGAGTTACGCATGTCCGATGAACTGAATCAGCAAATAGGGCGCATGGAAGCTCAAATAGAGATGCTTCATCGTGACATGAGCGAGCTTAAGACTGAGGTTAAATCTATTACTTCTGCCATGAACCGGTGGAAGGGTGCAGGCGCTATTCTTATGATTATCGGCGTAGTGTTTGGGTTCTTCGTTGACTTGGTATTTAAAGCGTTAGGTCGATGAATGGACCCGTTTACAATCCTTGCAGGCGCAACTGCGATCTATAACGGGCTGAAGTCTGCTGTCAGCACTGGAGAAGATGTAGTTGATACTGCAAGACGAGTTGGCAATCTCATGTCCGAGGTGGCTAAAGTTGTCCAGATTGTTTCTCTTCCTCACAAGAAAAAGCTATTCCAGTCTACTGCTGACTATGAAGCAGAAGCGATACAGCGTTTCACAGCAAAGAAAAAAGCGCAGACCTTAGCTTTTGAGGCAAAGAATCTCTTTATCTCTCAGCACGGCGTTGCATCGTGGGAGCAGATCCAGAAAGAGGTTACTGAGATGCGCAAAGAAGCAGCTCGTCAGGCACGACTTGAAGCTGAAGCCGCTGAAGAGGCGAAGAAAGACATCATCCTTGTCTCATCAATCGTCGGCGGTCTGATTTTAGCTATGGGTGTAATCGGACTTGTCCTAGTACTCAGGGGAGCACACTAATGGATTTTCTCAAAACATTCGGTCCACTGATTAACTCAGTCGCACCAACTCTTGCTACGGCTATGGGCGGACCAGTCGCAGGCATGGCTGTAAAAGCCCTGTCTGGCGCGCTTTTCGGTCATCAGGATGCCTCTGACGAAGAGATTAAACTCGCACTGGCAAACCCTACAGCAGAGCAATTAGCAGCGCTGAAAAAGGTTGACGCTGACTTTAAGGTACAGATGAAGTCTCTCGACATCGACTTGGAGCGCATCGCTGCCTCTGACAGAGATAGCGCCAGAAACTACGCAATCATGACTCACGACCTTACACCGCGTGTCTTGGCGGTTATCGTTGTCGTGGCATGGGGATGCGTCCAGTGGTTCATGCTCCACAATGTGATCGAGCCATCGATGCGCGAGTTAATCGCACGAGTTCTTGGTACGCTTGATGGCGCTCTGATGCTCGTTCTCTCATACTATTTCGGCTCAGCTCACCGGCATACGGACAGCAAGTAATGCGTGATAACTTTGACCATTGCCTAAAAGCTGTGCTGAAGCACGAAGGCGGTTACGTTGATCATCCACGCGATCCAGGCGGGGCTACCAATCTTGGATGCACCAAAAAGGTATGGGAAGAGTGGGTCGGTCATGAGGTGTCGAAGGACGATATACGCGCACTAACAGTGTCAGATGTAGCGCCGCTTTACCGCAAGCGTTACTGGGACGCTGTTAGGGGCGACGATCTCCCTTCCGGTGTAGATATGGCTGTCTTCGACTGCGCTATCAATTCTGGCACAGGACGAGCGGCAAAGATCGCCCAGAAGATTTCCGGTGTGGCACAGGACGGAGCGATAGGACCAGCGTCTCTTGCCGCAATTCGTAAGATCGTCGATGACACTGGTGCGATGTTCTTCATCGATCAGTTCTGCGATGCCCGTATCGCGTTTCTCCAAGCACTGCCGACCTTCGAGACATTCGGTAAAGGTTGGATGCGGCGCGTGAATGAGGTAAATAAAGAGGCAGTAGATCTTTCCCGTTCTGGAGATGCCTGATGCCTCTCGTCCCGCTGACCATCCCGCCCGGTGTAGTTAAGCCTGCAACTCCGCTTTTGGCTAAGGGGCGTTACTGGGACGCAAACCTTGTACGGTGGCGGTCGAACAAGCTCTTACCTATTGGGGGGTGGCAGCGTATTACGCAAAACCCATTGGCAAGCACTGTTAGAGCATTATTCCCAGTAATGGCTAATGACGGCTCTAGCTGGCTTCTGATTGGCTGTGAAGGTAATCTCTACGCCGGTGAAGGTTCAACCTATACAAATATCACTCCAACTGCATTCGTTTCTGCTGAAAGCGGATTAGTCGGCGGTTATAGTGCTTACAATTACGGTGCGTTGCTTTACGGAGATGATACAGATCCGACTTACCCACGCCCGCCAAGCCAACTAAGTGTTCCGTCATTCACATGGACAATGGATAACTGGGGAGAGGACGTGTTGTCTGTTGCGTCTAGCGACGGGCGTTTGTTCTACTACAATCCTGGTAATACTCAGGCTTCAGTTGTTGGCTATTCTCTAATTCAGTCAATTTCCAGAGTTAGCAACGTAGTTACTGTAACGACAACTCTTGATCATACATTTAAAACTGGTCAGGTTGTAACGATTGCAGGTGTTACTACTGCGTCATTTAATGGCACATTTACGATTACTGGGACACCTACTCTCACAACATTTACGTATGCACAATCTGGTACTAACGCATCTTCTAGCGGTGGATCTGTAACACATGCTGGCACACCGACACAGAATCGTGGTGTGATCGTAACGCCAGAGCGCCATGCTGTGCTGTTTGGCATGAATGGAAATCCTCGTCGTATTGGTTGGTCTGATCAGGAAGACTACGCAGAATGGGATTTTGCTTCCGCTACAACGCAAGCCGGTTTCTTCGACCTTGATACTCAGTCTCGCATCATCATGGCTGCGAGCGTCCGCGAAGGTACGCTGATCTGGACTGAAGATGAAGCATGGTTGATGCGGTATGTCGGATTGCCATACATCTACGGCTTTGAGCGTATCGGTTTTGGATGCGGTCTTATGGCACCGAAGTCGTTCGCAACATTTGGTGGACGCTGCGTTTGGATGGGCCGCGAAAACTTCTGGATATACGACGGAGGTTACGTAAAACCATTGCCATGCGATGTGAATGAATACGTAATCAACAACATGGACCCTACTGCGGGTAATCTATATACTCATGGTGCTGAGAACGGCTTATTTCCAGAGGCATGGTTCTGGTATCCAAGCGTAGGGTCAAGCGTTCCAGATCAGTATGTCGTGTTCAACTACGCCGAGGGCTGGTGGTCTATCGGGTCAATGACGCGCACAGCTTCTACTGGTGCAGGTGTGTTTCCGTATCCTATAGCAGCAGACGATAACAATGACTTGTTCTATCATGAAAACGGATGGACCAATAACGGTGCATCTCTTGTCGGTGATCGGTGGGTCGAGTCAGGCTCACTCAATCTGCAACAGGGTAACAATGTGATGATGGTGCGTCAGGCTTTGACCGACAGCGGTTACGGCTATGACTCAACATCATTGCAGTTCTACACATCCTACACGCCAGAAGGCACAGAGACACTGTCATCTACCTACAACCCTCGTTCAGACGGATATACGGATGTCCGTGTAACAGGGCGAGAAATGCGGGTCAGGATTGAGTCAACTCAAGATGCGCCTTGGTCTATCGGCGAAACTCGTCTTGATCTCATACCGCGAGGTGGTCGATGAAAATCTTTATCCCTAATGCTCCGCAGACCTATGACCCTAACGCGTTCTACACGATCTTTGACACGATCAAGAGAGCCATGATTTTCGGCGTTTCGACGCAGGAAGCAGTAGAATCAGTGCTCCTTCAAAGTCCAAACGGAACGGTGTATAAGGTTACAGTAGATAACGCGGGAACTCTTACGACTACGGTGGTGCCACTTGGCGGCTGATGAGAAACAGATCCTGAAGCTCCTA